CCTCTTATGTCTTCTCTTGTTTTTGTTTCTGTAGCACCGTAAACAAAATATACTTTTCTTTTAAAATCTTTCATTAAATTATAAAGTATTTCACCATGTTTTTCTACATACTGAAAAAGGCATAAAGTATTTCCTTCTTGAATTTTGCATAGTCTAGCGATAAACTCGTTTCTTCTTTTGTTTGAAACAAGATAGTTCATTTCCTCAGCATATGTGTATGTATTAACTTGCTTAATTTCTTCAGCTGTATGTTTCAATACAACACAATTTATACTTAATGAAGATAGCGTTTTATTATCAATTAACTCTTTAGTAGTTACAATACTTGCAACTTGGCCAAACAAACCTTCCAGAATTAATTTGTTTGTTTCTAATCCATCTAATGTACCTGTAAAACCAAATCTATATTTACATCTGTTTAATTTTGTCATAATGCTAGTAAGAGATTTAGCTTTAAACAAGTGTGCTTCATCTCCAATTACACATCCAAATTGATCAAAGTATGGCTTAGGCATTTTATATATTGATTGCCAAGTAGATATAATAACAGGCTTAGATGATTGTCTGTCATGACCAGCATATACTCTATGTAGATATTTTTCACTCCAACCATAGTCAACAAAATCTGAATACATTTGTTCTACTAAAGATGTCGTTGGAACTAATATTAGTATTTTTTGTTTTGCTATATTAAAGTATCTAACTAAACAGTATATTATTAATGACTTGCCCGAAGCAGTAGGAGATAACAATAAAACACGACTTCTGGACAATGAAATGCGAACAGCTTCCAGCTGGTAATCTCTGACTTCAATCTGTTTCCCTCGCGAGGTAAGTTTGAGGGATTCGGCAAATCCTCGAACACTCTCACCCATAACATTCCGCTCATTTTCTATCCCTTCTAATTCATATTGATATTTATTCTTTTTACAAAATTCAATTAGATATGGAAGTAAACCAACATACATTCTTCCTGTACGTTGATCAAACAATCTAATTTTACCATCCCATGTTCTATTACGAAACTGTGGCATCCATCGAGCATTTGGAACGTCAAAAGTAAAGTAGTCTTTTAACTCTGCGTCAATTCCATTATCTATTTTGTCTATCTTTAAAAAGACTTCATTAATTTTTGATACATGCATTATACCAACTACATTCCGCCTTCCCATACAGTCCATTTAATCGCATTGGAAATATCCCATTGCCTTTGATTTATAGACTTAATTACATTCTCAAGATACTTTACAGTAGTTTCTAAGTATGCTATTTTATGTTCGCTCTGTATAATTTCATCATCAGATTCTATATATACTGCTAAATCTGTTTTTAAAACTTTTAGATCAAAAGGTTTTGTGGCATAAATTTTAGCATCAGATTTACCACCATAGTATTCCCACTTATCACGGTACAAGCGTTTATACTCACCTTTAGATTTGTGCATGAGAAGTTCAAAATTAGTTTTGTAGTTTAAATATTTTGCAAGAAGTTCTTGGTTGTGTAAAGCTTCAGTAGCTAGATTGGCGTCATCTTTTATTGGCAAGTCACGAGCAACTTGCACTTTCAATTCTTCAAGGTTCATTATGTCTCCGTTGATTCCACACCAGATGATATAGATATGATTTCATATTTTGTATATCTAAAACTAGCAGAGCAAGTTAAATAATTTGTATCTGTTGCATCTTGTGTATAGTCTAGTCCACTTAATGATACTGGAAACATATCAGTAAAACGAACTTCAATTATTGGGTTGTTTTTATTGGATAGAATAGTAATGGTCGCATCTGCATACAGATTTCTATCTGCTCTAGCTGCTCCTACTCTATCAGTTGGTGCTGTAGGCCTTGATGGATTACCTAAATTTTCAATACTCTGCGTATCTCTAAATGAAGAAAATTGTGAACGAGATGAAGGAAATCCAAGACCTCTCATCCAGTTTTGTAGTGTAATAAAGTTTTCTAGGTATTCATCAACTATAAATCCAATAGTAAAACTATCAAACGTAATCTTATCACCAGCAATTGGTATATCAGTAAATGGTGTAGGAAATAATGCATCACCTAAAGCTAAAGACGGTACATTAGCACTAGTTGTAAAAAATTCAACTTTTGGTAATTGCAAAATTGTAAACTTAAATTGTGTAGGACTTGCATAGTCTAATATTGTAGGTTGTCTATCTATAGGTGATCTAGCCATTATAATACTCCATACATCTATTTAGGTAGTTGAACATAACCAAAATGTACAAGCAATGCATAAACTATAAGGGTAAATACAGTTGATCCAATTACAAACCATAGTATACCCATAACCCAACTATATAAAGTTTTTTCAAAAGCTGCTCTTGCTTTTCTTCTATCTAATTCGTCTTGTTTTCGCCTCTCAGCTGCTTCACCTTGAAATGACATCCAATCTTGCCATAATCCAGCACGTCCTGTATATATCATTAATTCTCGCAGTTCATCTTCAAATTCTTTAATTTTTTCTAGAGCCATAAATTCTTCTAGATCATTACTATTACCACCCTTTTTATATACTTTTTTTTGTAGAGATGATTTGGCATCAAAATATTTTATTATACTTTCACCACAATCGTATATAGATTTTCCTTCTTGCACAAAGTTTTTAACAGTAGAAAAAGCAGCACTTGCAATTGCTAATTCAGCTAACATTTTCAGTACCCCTCTAAGTAAAAAAGGGGCTTCAAAATTAAGTGAAGCCCCTTTAAAGTTATTATTGCAACGCTTAATTTACATAAGGTTAGTAACTTTAACTTTCCTGTAGTATGTATTAGTTGCAGATGATACGGAAATCGCACCATTTGCACCAGCACCAACTGTTCCAGTATGGAACGGATTAGCTGCAATACCATATCGAGTTTTAAAACCGATTTTAGGTTGGAAAGAGTTCTCACCAACAGCACGAACCATTTGCAATGGAACATACGGACAGTAGAACATACCAGCGTCATAAGGAGAAGTTCCCTTATAACCACAAACATAATACTGACTAGCAGCTATATTTGCAGCGTATGGATCAACATACACTTTAAATCTACCGTTCATAACACCAGCAAAAGTAGTTGAAGTATCATCTACATTTAAGTTGTTATTTAGAGCAGGAGTGTAGTCTAGAACACCAGCCATCTGAAGTGCCGAAGCAACGTCAGCTGAACATATGATCATGTTACCTTTTCCTCTACGAGTCTGTTGACCAATAGCGTTAGCATCTCTTTCAAGAGCAAACATTAGACCTTTAAACTTCTCAACTGACCAACGACCATTTGAGTCTGTATCTAAGTCAAAAGTACCAGCGTTAGTAGTATTAACCTGAGCACCTTGAACAGCAGAAACATAAATGTTTCTTACAACTTCTCTGTTTATCTCTGCAAGAATTTCAGCAGATAAGATATTAGCAAGTTCAGTTTCAGCATCCAAACCGTGGATTGCTTTTAAATCTTGTGCTAATTCCATAGTGTATTCTGCTTTCAAAGCTCTTGTTACGGCAGTAACAGTATGCTTCTCAATGCTGAATGCCATTTCTGCAAATGCATTACTTCCAGAATCACCCAATGCTTCACCTTGAACAGTAGTCTGTCCAGTTGCTGAAGTATAAGTGCCTGGTGAGGAATCGTTAAGTACAGCAGGGTTAGTTTCTGTTGAACCAACATCACCACCACCAATAGTACCAGCTTTGTTTTGGTTAGAAAGATCAGGCAATGCCTCATCAACTAATGCTTCTGCACCGTCCATTGAAGCAAATCTTGCTCTCATTGCAAAGATAAGTCCAGTTGGCCCAGTCATTGGCTGCACACCACAAATGTCATATGCAATAAGGTTAGGCATTGAACGTCTTACTAATGAGATCAAAATTGGATCCCATGTGTCAACTGAAGCATTACCACCAATAAAGTTGGTAGGTGCTGTTTCTGATAAAAAGTTTTTATCTTCTTTAAGAGCCTTTTCTTGGTTCTCTAGGATGATTGTAGTAACGGCTCGTCTGTAAGAATCCTTGATCTCTGGGAGTTCTGGATGCTCTAGGACTGGCTGCCACTTTTCCTGTAGATGTTCTGTTTGAAACATTTGTTTCTCCTTTTATTTTCTACTAATTATTTATTTTGCACTATTGACAGTCCGCCCAATTGCAGTCATATAGGCTGCCATTGAACCAGTAGTATCAATGTCCTGTGCGGTGCCAGTTTCTACATCATCAATTGCTGAAGTCATAACCTTTGTGTGCGGGAAGTAGCTTTCTTTCAGAGTGTTCACTTTTTCGGCAAAAGTGTTCTCATCCATATACTCTACATCAGCAGTTAGTGACTTAAACTTTTCAATTTCGGTTTCAGCTAAATCTGAACAAGACTCAGATATAACCTTTTCCCTTACTAAAGAAACATTATCTTCTTTTAGACCCACTACTTTTTCAATAGTTTCGTCTAACTTTGCTTCTAGTTTGGAAATCTTTTCACTCTGTGCTTCCAGAACGTCATAACGCTCGTCTGGGATGTCCACATAATGATCTTCAAAGAGTTGTTTCAATCCAGAAATAAAATCTTCAGCAATCTCACCCTTGAGTCCACGCTCAATTGCTAGTTCGTTTTCCTTCATCCATTCTTCGACAACGTAATTAAGATAGTTATCGACTTTCGTAGATAGGTCTTCTTTGGTTTCTGTTAATTCAGCCTTAAGTTCTGCTTGGTATTCCTCTTCAATTCGGATTACTTCGGCACGAACCTTTGACTTAACAGCAGCTTCAAATACAGTAGCTGCTTTTTTCTTAAACTCTTCTGAAAGATCACCTTCACCTTTTAGTAGAGCCTCAACGTGTTCAGCGACTTCTATCTCTTTCACACGTTTTTCGATTTTTTCATTGGCTTCAGCACTTTTTGCTTCTTCCATTTCATCGCCTTGTTTCATGTACATTGCATAAAGGGATTCCATTTCACCCTTTTTCATGCCAGACATAGCTGCAGTTAATTTTTCAATCATTCCAGCTTTAGTCATTTTATTTTCAGAAAGTTCTTCGTCACCATCGATCTCATTGCTTGCGGCAAGAGGTACAGCTGGTGTCGGAGTACCGTCTGCATT